GAAAAACTCTTGTGTCCAATTCATTGTAATACTCTTCGGAGTCTGGTTCAAACCCCTCGTTAATGAGATTGAAATGAGTGAAGTACGCAAACTGAGTCGCCTGAAGGTTTTCTTCGTTCTCAGAATCGCCATACCATTTGTTTTGATCATGCCAGCCTAAAGCTTCGCTCGTAGGTTTAACCTCTTCTTGCACCTGCTGCTGAGGCTGAGGCTGGTATGCCTGATAGTTTTCTTGCTGCGAATCTTGTTGAGTAACGTATTGCGACTGCCTAGATTGCGCAACTCGAAGCTTCTCTTTCTGGATGGCGATATCGGTCTTTAACGTATCCGCCTTTGAAATCAGATCAGCGTCACCCGATCGAATCGCTTTCCGATAGATGTCATCGATTTGGCTTTCTTTCGAGGAAAGAGCTTCTTGCTCTTTCTGCAACACAGTAGTCTGCTGAACAACAGAATGCTTTTTGTACGCATCAAGTTCCTGATCTTTTTGCAAAGCAACAGACTCAAGATACTGAGCACGATCCTCAGCCTGCTTGGTCTTTTGGTTAAGCTTATTGATCCGCTTGCTAACCGATTTGGTGTAACGCTCAAGCTCGTCATCGTTGCTTACAGCCTGACCTTCTGGCGGATCTTCAACGATCTGAACCTCGATTTCTTCTTCTACCGCATTTGAATTTTCTACTGTCATCGCCAGCTACTCACTATGTCATCGGGGTTTAGGATAGTTCCAATGACTTCATCGTCATTGATTATGCGCACCTCGTCTCCATCTTCAAGCTTAAAACGAGCGCCTGCATACCGGCCAATTAACACCCAATTGCCTTCTTCGCACCATGGGGTTTTGCCGTACTTTTCTTTATCTGAGTAACACAGAAGACCTTTTTTCACGACATAAGCAACGACCGTCGCAAGTGATTCTCGGTCCACAGTATCTTTGGTTAAGTGAATACCACCCTTGCTTGTTCGTTTCCCGATATAAGGGATAACAAGCATTCGCCAACCAGACGGCGTAGGCATCCTCTCCAGCACGCTTTTACTCAGCAGGGATGGATCTAAAACCAGATCCTCCTTCTGAATAAAAGCCGATTCAATCGACGGTTTTGTCACTAGCGCTCTCCTTTTGCGTAAAAATCTTGGATGTGTTGTTCCACCAAGTTTAACGCAGTTAGCTCGCCTTGCAAACTTTTATAATGTTCCATATCTTTAAGCAAACCTTCGCACAATGTTTCAACGATCAAACTTCTTCGATCACCTACCATTCGCTTTAAAGATGAGGCTAGGTCAACATCGTCTCTCATACGCGCTCGTAATAATCTAGGCCCTTAGTTGCAGCGCCAGTGCCTCTGGTGCGCATCTTCTTAACCTTAACTTTCAACTGGCCATTTGAGACTGAACCGCCGTCCTTCATGCCTTTTGACGTTTTCATCGCAATAGCGACAGCTTGATCTTTTGGCTTACCTTCTTTCCTAAGCATACTGATATTCCTGCTAATGGTTTTTTGACCGCTACCCTTCTTCAGAGGCATCGCCCTTCTCCTCTCCTGCCAACTTCTTCTTAAAAGAAACTTTTGCTTTTGGCTTCGGTTCAACTGTCTTTGAAGCAACAGGACTCGGCGCTTCAATCGAGACAGAAACCGGCTCTGCGCCGCCCCGCTCAATCCTTGCTAACTTGGCTTCAAGCCTTGCCTCGTCCGCCGACTGCTGAAGATTTTTCTTTTCTGCAAGCATCTGAAACTCTGCTCTTTCTGCAGCTCGCATCATGGCTTTGTTCTTTTTAAGCTCTTCTTGCTGCTCAAGAATATAACTGGTTGTCATCGCATACCTCCAAATTTAGCTTGTAATTCAAGCATTTTCAACTCGGCCTGCTGCTCAAGCCTTTGAGACGCCATATCAAGCTTGTCGTCAGCCACTTCTTTTTGAATGCCGATCCGTTGCTTGTCTATCTGAGATTCAAGCAACTTTTCTTCGCCACGCTGAGATTGCTTATCTTCAAACTGGCTTTGGTCAGCAGTCAATTCTTGCTCTCTTAGATCCAACTCTTTTTGTCGAATCTGAACGAGAGGATCTTCTTCATTACCCTGCCCGATTGATACCAAAAAGTCTTGCGCCAACTTAGCCATAATTGGCGACGAAAAGCTCTCAGTAATCATTTGAATCTGGCTAACCACTTGGGGTTGTTGCTCTGGAGGCACTTGCGTCATTTGCTGCTCAAGCTGCTGAACCTGCTGCTGTATCTGTGGTGGCATTTGTTCCTTTGCCATCTGGGTAGACATGAATTGCAAGTGCTGCATACTGTGCGCAATGACCAAAGCCTGCAACTGCGGGTTGGTTTTCACAACTTCAGCCAAGAACAAAGACCTATGAGTATCAACGTGAGCCTGATGATTTTGCGGCTCAAAAGCCTGCTGAGGCTGCGCCATCATAAAACCACTGTTCTCAATCCCTGCATCAATCGGAGCAGGAGGTGGGGGCGGTGGCGGTGGCGGCTGCAGAAGACTGTCAACATTATCAATCCCTAGCGCAGAATACATCCTGCGGTAAGCTTCATAAATCCCTTTTGGCCCATGAATCTCCGGGTTCGACTGCACGAGCTGCATAAGCTCTTGAGCCATTGTGATTCTTTGAGACTGGCTGAAAATGTTAGGATCTGAGACAGGAATAACGTCAACACGCCCGTCAAAATCAGTCTGCTTAACCTCTTGAGCGCCGCCTTGAGCCTGATAAGGATACATTGGCGGCAGGTATTCAGAAAAAACTTTAGCCAGAAGCTGAAACTCAATTCGTTGCGCGTAGTGTAAGCGCTTGTGAATCGCGCTCATCACCTTGGTGCCGCGTTCCAATAAAGCGACCGTGGTTCCAACAGGCATTGCGGCGTTCACGTCACCAACATTGGTGTCTGCAATGCTGGCAAAGCGCTTACCCGAATCAATCAACATACCCAAAAGCTGCATCAAGACGTTTGAAGGCTCTTTTACAGGTAACGGGATCAAGTTTTCCTTGAGGGAACCACCGGTCGTGTCGATGTCCCGAAACTCTCCGGGCTGGAGCGGTTCGTCTTCGTCACGAATCCGCATTCCTCTGGCTTTGAATCCAGAAGGCAAGTTTGCAATCGTACCAGCGTCAATTAACTGCCGGAGAATAGACGTTGAAGCCTTTGCAAGACCGCCAATCATGTGACTCAAGCCCAGACCGTAGAAGCCAAGGCCGGGCAGGAACTTGTACTGCACAAAGTAGTTTACTTTTTGCTTGGTTACGTCTTGTTCTGTGTAGTTTCTTCGGATGGACAAGACTTGCTGAGATTGCTCGTCAATTGTCACGATATAAGGCAGTTTTAAGCCCGTTTCTTTACCCTCAGCATCAACATCTTCGTAACCGGGGAGATCCAGTATGGTATGAACCTCGTAAACAGTTCTATCTCGGTTCTCAGAATAGCTTGGGGACTGACCTTCAATCTCATCAATCTCTTCTTCGATGTCGCTACGATTAACAGTGTAAGCATCGCCTTTTAGCTCGATATCTGCGTAAAAACCGCTTAGCTGTTGCTTGCGAATCTCATTTTTGCTCATCCTAATGACGTGCGTAACCCGCTCAGCAGAAAGAATGTCAGAAGCCTCGTAAGGTACAATCAAATCTTCTGGGGCGATAAACTTTGAAACCGCTCGGCTCATAGACTGGTCGTAATAAACCTTCTTGAACGCAGACCCTGCAATCGGCAGGTAAAACAAAAGCATGTCCAGCTCTGGATCATATTCCTGCATCACGTTCATGATGTAAAAATTCATGAAGTTGGCGACCCTTTGAGACTGCATTTCAATCTCTGGCGTGCGAGCGCCAACGATCTCAGTCTTAACCGGGCCTTGTGCTGGCAAAAGCTCTTTATAAGCCTGCGCCTGAAACTGAGTCACGCTTTCGGCAAGAATTGGATGAATTACGCCAGAAGATCCTTGGAACGGTTGAGATCTAGTTTCGTCAAACTTCATGCCAAGGTACTTCAGCCCTTCAACATAAGTTTTTTCCCACTCTGAACGGCTTTCTTTGTCTGAATCAATAGACTCCAAGACATCGCTCGCAAGCTTTCCAAGGTCTGATTTGTCGAGAAAATCGACCAAGTTTGAGTCAAACGGGGTCTGAATTGCCTCTGGAACCGAGTCGATCTCATCGTCAATTAGAATGTCTTCTTCAGCTACCAAAATCTGGGCAGCATCTCTGATCATATCTTCTCGGCTAGGTTCTGGCGTTACCGACATCTCCCGAGACAATGGAATGACATCTGGATCTTCTTCTGTGCCAAGTAATTTATCAATAGCCATCAGTAGTATACCTGTCTATTTCGAGGCAAGAATTTAGCCTCGTCTTGGTAATCATTTTCAAGGGCGATAAAGCCGCCCTGCCTAAATCTCATAAGCGCCATTGTAGCACTATCGCAGAAATCGTCATGGTCTCCGTATGGGAACGAAGCCATCTCCTCGATAACTTCTTCGGCAAAGTTGTCATCTGGTGCCCAAACCATTGAGGACTCAAAAAGAGGCGCGACACTGTTCATTCGTGCAATCTTATCCTGACCTCGGCTTGGTGTATAGGCTGTGACCGGGATGCCCATACGCCTTAATTCTTGCGTTAACGGTGTGCCAGAAGCCTTTGCTTCAACCAGAACACAATCTGGCTCCCAGTATTTGTATTCGTCCATAGCAATCTTTTTAAGCTCAGGGAAATCGACACGGAACCGCTTGGCATCGAGCAGGATTATACAGTCAGGCCCGTCAAGCTCTGGTGTAAATACCCCCCACGTCGTGATGGCGGAATAGTCAGCAGTTTCCTTCTTTGAGAAAGCCGTGTCATAGGACTGAATGACGTAAGAATAAGCCGGTACATAGTCCTTGTCCCAAACTTCCCACCATTCACGCTTGACGATTGATCCTGATTCGGCGGTCGGATTCTGCATCCACTGGCTGTTCCACTTCGCAACAGGAAGAGAAGCTTTTACGCTTAAAAGCTCTTCCTTCTTCCAGTATTCTGGCCAGAGAGGTTCTTCCGTCTCCGGCATGATTGCTGGAAATTCGATCATTTCCCATTGATCGGCGTGATCCTGATTTTGGTGCTTAATAACCTTGCCAACCAAGTCCTTAGTGGACCATCGTGTCATTACGATGACAATAATACCTCCGGGCTGCAAACGCTGCCGGGGGCCGGACGTATACCATTCGTAAACCGAATCCATCGCGGTTGACGAAAGTGCGTCTTGCTCAGAAACGGGATCATCAATGATTAATAGATCAGCGCCACGGCCTGTGATCGCGCCGCCAACACCTGAGTAAAATGATTCTCCACCCTCGTTCGTCGTCCATCGGCCAGCAGACTTGTTGTCGGCCTGAAGCTTTAGCTTAGGGAAAACTTCTTGGTAATCTTCAGAGTCAATAATGTTTCTGACACGGCGACCAAACCGGACAGCAAGCTCGGCGGTGTGAGTTGTCTGGATTATTTTTAAATTGCCGCGCAAACCCATCATCCAAGCTGGGAAATAGGTGCTGGCAAATTCAGATTTGGTATGGCGAGGCGGCAAGCACACAATCAATCGCTTCAATTTGCCTTGAGCAATTCGGTTGAACTTTTCGCCAATTATCTTGTGGTGCCGACCTTCGACAAACTCTGGCCACATGTGCTTCACAAAATTTATGAAGTCACCTTGGCATTCGTCTTGTTTTTCGAGCTGGCCGTATTTTTTAAGCAGAGCAAGAGCTTCTGCTTTTTCCGCATCAGATAAAATGTCGAAGTCTTTTAGCGCAAGCTCAGACATGACCCCAATCTTCGTTTTTAAATAACAGCGCCTCAGCCTCTCTTCTGCGGACTAGACCGTTGACAACCTTGCCACCAGCTTTGTTCCATCGGCGCATTTCAGATGGTACTTCGTCAAACTTGCTGTCGTTTAACCGCTTCAGCATTGTTGACGACCTAAGATTACTTGGACCCAAGTTATAAGTCCATGATACCAGTGAATCAAATTCACTTTGTTTCAAAGGAACGCTTACCGCTTCTTGGACGTATCCCTCAAACTCTTCCAGATCTTCCGCAAGAATCCTGTCAGCATCTTCTTGGCTGCAAGTGTCGCCTTCTTTAACTTTGTAAGTATGCCCATAACCAATCGTCCACACGTTTGCAGAACACTGATAAGCCTCAAGCTCACAGCCTTCAAATTCTTTAATTAAGGATATGCCTTCTTCGCTAGTTTTCATTCGTCGTGCTTATGGGAAGCCCCGTAGTAAAAAGATATGATACTGCTGATGATCCCACCCAGATAACCAAGCACAAGATTAACAATGCCGTTGTCTGTAGTAGCAGGGTCTTGTAGCGTGACCAGCGCGATGTAACCTCCGAAGAACAAAACGCAAGCAACCGCAATAAATTTTGGCGTCCAATCACCTTTGAAAGCCATTCGCGCATTCTGGATATCGTCTGTTTCAAGTTTAAAAACATCTACATCTAGCTCCTTCATCCGCGCCTGAAAGCCCAGTTCCGCTTTCTTAATTTCTGCAAGCTGTTCAGGGGTCGCCGCTTGGACGGCTTTCTCAATACTCTTTTCATCAGCCTTGCACCCCAGTACATTCGCAATCGTTTGAGCAGCAGCCCCACCTAAAGGCCCACCGAGCGCCTTCCCAATGGTGGGTGCCAACGTACCGATTAATCCTTTGATGGCGTTAAATTTCATTGGGTCAAAACCAAGCCAACAATGGCGAGTAAAGAAGTAATCATGACGGGGTAGATGCCCCAGATCATTTTCTCCAACTTATCAAAGCGCGCAGAGCCAGAATCTAGGCGTTTGTTAATAGCGTCATACC